CCAGAAGAGGACAAGACCGTTCTGCTCGGCAACCGCTGGGTTTGCCAAGGCGGGCAGCTTTTACTTGTCGGGCAATCCGGCATCGGGAAATCGTCTCTCACCGTGCAAGCCGCAATGACTTGGGCGCTCGGGATGCCGTTCTTTGGCATCGTGCCAGTGCGGCCCCTTAAAAGCCTATTCGTGCAAGCTGAAAACGATGGTGGGGATATGGCCGAGATTGTGCAGGGTGTAATGCACCATGTCATACTGAACTCGAAAATGCCCATGGATGAAGCAGCCAAAATGCTGCAAGAGAATGTGACATTTGCCCGCGTCACAGCGCAGGTCTCTGATGATTTCGTCAAGGTGGTGGGGCGGCTACTTGACCGCCACGGCGAGCGTGATCTTGTCTTTGGCGATCCCCTTCTTTCCTATGTGGGCGGGGATATTTCGAGGCAGGAAGTTATGTCACACTTTTTGCGGCAACTCTGCAACCCGCTCGCATTCCAGCGCAAGTTTGCTTGGGTTTGGAGTCACCATACCGGCAAGCCGCAGAGCGATAGCAAGGCAAGGTCGCATTGGAATACGAACGACTTTGCTTATATCGGCATGGGAAGCTCGGAGCTAACGAACTGGGCGCGTGCTATTGCCGTATTGCAGACAACGAAGCACGAAGGCGTCTTTAGGCTGCTACTCGCCAAGCGTGGCAAGCGGGCCAATGTTGTCGATGAGTTTGCACAGACAGAGACAGAGATCATTCTGAAGCATGCCGACGCGGGGCTTCATTGGGAACCGGCAACGATCCCCGAAGATGAGCAAGAAGCGGCAAAGGGGCCGGGGGCGCCGTCAAAGATCAACGAACTCATCTACGCCGAAGTGTGCGCATTCAAAGAATCGTGGACAGGCACGACAAAGCAACTCTGGATCGAAGTGAAAAAGAAGTGGGGGATTGTGGGCAAAACATTCAAAAACTATGAGAAAAAACGGCAAGAAAACGGGGCAGGGAAAAAATAGGAAAAAATATGGAAAATATTAATTTTTTCACCCCTGAAACACATGGGAAAAAATTAAGGGAAAAAATCCCCCCTAAAGGGGGGGGATTTATTTCTTCCTCAATTTTTATCCCAGTGTGTTGTTTCTTCAGAATTGGAATTATTTCCACGCCACAAAAAGAAGGGCAAACAATAATTCCCAAATGAACTGCCCGGCCTGCAAAACCCAAACCATAGTTTGCGACTCGCGAGAACAACCTGACGGCTCCACCCGCCGCCGCAGGGTGTGTGCAAACGGTCACAAGTTCACGAGCAAGGAAACGCCACTACTCACCGGCCTATGTCGCCATACCCTGCTGAAAAAATACCCAACGGCATTTTATGCTTGGCAGGCACGGCGCAAGCGCGTAAACAAACAAAACCTTTCTGCCCACTTGTGCGAACATTGCAGCATGTGGCACTTGACACAGGCTGAAAAAACCGATAAGAACTTTCAACAAACATGAGCCGCCACGAACCCCGAGACGCGAGTGATTACGACGAAGCGTCATACGAAATTGATTTCGCAGCGGTGTGCGATGGAGAAGTTGATGGGCTGCGGGATGTGCGGTTGTTCCCGACTGAAGAACCCCTGTCGGCCTACCGAGAAGCGAGCGAGCGGCTGATGGGGACGCTCAATCGCTTCATCACCTTTTTTAGCGACCACGGCTACTCGCGCTCGAAAACGCTCTGGGGCGTGGCCTATGCTCTGGGCCATCCATTGACGGCAGGCATGTCGATGCTGGAAGCTGCGCGGCACTTAGGCTGCACTAAGCAGGCGATCAGCAAAATAGCCTGCGACTTTCTCGCCGAGACGGGGCTTCCACCGTCACCGGCCTTGAAATCAGAGGAAGCAAAAGAGACATACAAACTGACAAATGGAAATCGTAGAACAACCAACAACATTAACGCTTGAAGCTATCGAGCAGAGAGCAAAGGAACAATACACGCTGGCGCAGCATCTCGCTGCCACAGCAAAGGACGCCGCACGGGATGCCGTGCTTGCCATGGCCGACTGTGGGCAGATGCTGCTCATGGGAAGGGAACATGTGCGGGGGCCAAAGGGTGAATGGATCGTGGGGCTGGGCATCCCGCTCGCCGATGCAGACAAGGCCGTGTTCCTTGCACGTAACCGTGAGCAGCTTGAACTGGAACTCTGGCCGCAGGACATTGCCAAGGTAGGCGCACAGTTCTGTGGGTTGCTACCACCGCCAGGCTCGGCCAACCGCAGCGAGCATGATCCCGAGAGAACCACGGGCGCACCGAACCACTGGTTGAGCTATGCAGGGAAGCTCAATCGCGGCCTCGTTGAACTGTTTAATTCTCGTCCTGTGGCCGAATGGCGGGATGATGAGCGGAACAACGTCAAACTCGCGCTGAAGCCGATTGTGGCGCTTTATGAAACTTTGTGAGTTTACAAAATGCTGAAAAGTTTTTTGAGCGCGAAAAATTTTTTGGAAAATTTTGAAAAATAAAAAATGAAAAAATATTTTTCCAAAAAAAATTCCAAAAAAAAATTTCCAAAAAAAATTTTCAAAAATTTTTTTCAAAAAAAATTAGGAGGCTTCCAAAAATTTTTGATCTATGCGGGTGACCAAACTCGTTTCCCTCCCTTATGAATAAACAATTTACACAAGGTAATTGAAAATGGCCGGACGCCCGCGATCTTCAACCGGCCAGAACGCTATCGCCCGCGCTTGGGGAATGACCCAAGGCGCTGTCGCGAAATGGGCAAAGCTCGGATGCCCGATGGATGATATCGCGAAGGCAACCAAGTGGCGGGAAGATTATTTGGCAGCGAACGGCAACGGCCAGAACGCACCAGCCTCACTCAATGATGCGCGCTTGCAAAAGCTCGTTCTTGAAAGCGAAAGACTGCGGCTCAAGATCGCGCAAGATCGTGGGGAACTTGTGGAAGTGAGCGCGGTGAAGGAGAGCGGCATCCGCATCGGTGCAATCTTCAGCGCCAAACTCGCAGCCCTCGTCAACGATGCCAGCGGCGCCTTGGCGGGCCTGGGCGAAGCCGAACTGCGAAAGAAGTTGCATGAGCGCACGCAGCAGATATTGAGTGAGATCAGAGAGGAACTTGAGAAACTATGAAACAACCCAAATTAAAATAATGAAAGCAATCCTTGAATTCGAATTACCCGAAGACCGCGATGATCACGCATTCGCCCTAGCGGGGCTTGATGCGCTCTTGCTCATCGATGACATTACTAACGAAATCCGCAGTTACTTGAAGCACGGTGGCGGCGAGTATTTACAATTCAATTCCGAAGTTTATAACGAGGCTGAAGACAAATACGAAACAAAGCGAATGGATGCATGCCCTTACACGCTTGAGCGCGTGGCGCAACTCATCTATCAAGCCAAAGAAGAACGCAAGCTCCCCGACTTAGTGTGACATACGAAACGCGAACTCTAAAGATCGCCGTCTGCGTGAAGGGTGAGCCAATCTTCCACGAAGGCACAACCGAGATTGAGATCGTTGATGAATGCGGTGGCGAGTTCTTAAAAATTACGCAATCGCCAGACGATGCCGAGCCGGGCGTGATCAAGATCGACCCACACGAGTGGCCGATGCTGAAGGCTGGGATTGATCGCATGATGAAGGAATGCCGAAGCTATGACTAAATCGACTCTCTGGGCGATATACTGCCGCAAGAACCCAAAATTCGCCGAGGAGGGCGAGATCACGCTCACCACTCGCGGGCTGCGGAAGATGTTTGATGTCACTTGGGACACAGCTTTTTATGATGGCGACGAAGATCCTTGCGCGCCGAAAGAATATAGCTCGCCGAGCGTGGAGACATTGATGAAGGCATTTGGGATGAAGCCATGAACCCGCTTGCATCAGGAATTCGCGACGGAATCAAGCTCGCCTTCGACGGCACGCTCTTGGACTGGGCCGAAGATCATGTCCACTTTCCCAATTCGGATCGCGCATCCCGATTTGACCGAACCGTCGCCCCGTGGATGAACGAGCCGCTTCTCGCTGCAAGCGATGACGAGACAACGCAGGTATTTATCCGCGCATCCACGGGGGCCGGGAAGACTACGATGATGGAAGCCTTGGCCTGTTTCATCGTCGCTCAGAAGCCCGGGCCTACGCTTTTCGTCGGCCAGACAGACGACATGGTTAAGGATTGGACAGAATCGCGCTTGCTCCCGATATTTCGTGAGTGCGCACCTGTGAGAGAATTGTTTCCCGAAGACAGGCACGCGCTGCGCAAGACAACGATCTTCTTTCCCCACATGGTGCTTTTCGCTGGCGGGGCCAACATGACGAACCTGCAAGAAAAATCCATGCGCTACTGCATCGGCGATGAAGTCTGGCGCTGGAAACACGGGATGATCCGCGAGCTAAAGGCAAGGCATCACGATAGGTGGAACCGCAAAACGATCCTTGTCTCGCAGGGTTGGGATAGCGATCACGAAGCAGATGCCGAATGGGAGAGCGGCACGCGGGAAGCGTGGGGATGGCAGTGCGCTTGTGGATCGTGGAACCGTTACATGTTTGATGACATTAAATACGATGTCGCGAAGAATGAAACAGGTGAAGTGCTGTGGGACAAGGTGCAAGACTCGATTCGCATGGAGTGCCCTGCGTGTCACGCTGAATACAAGGATACGGCCGCGATTCGCAGGCAACTGTCGGCAAGCGCCAGTTACCGCGCTCTGAACCCGCACCCGATTCGTGGGCATCGATCGTTTGAGTTTCCCGCTTACGCGGTATGGTGGATTCCTTGGTTTAGCATCGTTCGCGAGTGGATCGAAGCGCAGGAGAGTAAACACGCCGGGAATCTCGAACCGCTCAAACAATTTGTGCAAAAACGCAAGGCGCAGGTGTGGCAGGAGGAGATAACAAGTAGCTTGCCAGAAATCTCCACTGGTGACTATTCCAAGGCAGACTTTATTGACGGCCAGAAGATCGACGGCGAGCATCGGCGGTTTTTGTGCGTCGATAAACAGCGCGACCACTTTTGGGCCGCGATCCGCGCCTTTCGGGCTGACGGCAGTTCGATGCTTTTGGCCGAAGCGCGATTGCTCACTTGGGAAATGATCGAAGCGATGGCGTTACAATATCAGGTTCATCCCCGCGCCGTGGTGATCGATGCCGGCTACGACACACCGCTCGTTTACGAACGCTGTGCGCGCAATGGCTGGACGGCATCGCACGGTTCTGGGCAGGATGGTTTTTATCATACTGAAAACAGCAGGCGTGTGCGCAAGTTTGTTTCCAAGATCGAAACCGCCGTGGCCGGCAGCGACAACCTTCGCGCCTTTTATTTTTTCTTCTCCAACGAAGGCATCAAAGACAAGCTCGCTTCGCTTCGCCAACCTGGGGCCGCGCCGAAGTGGGAAGTGCCGCGTGATGTGTCGGAAGATTACCGCAAGCATATGCTCTCAGAAATGAAGAAAGACATCGTGAATGCGAAGACCAAACAAGTCGAGCAGCGCTGGGTAAAGATCGGCGGGCGTCCGAATCACTTGTGGGATTGCGAGTGCATCGCGCTCGCTTCGGCCATGCTCGCCGGAGTGCTGCCGGTTGGCGAGAATTGACACAACGCACCAAACAATGGCACTTTCCAAATCCTATTTCGGCCTGCCGCTCGCGACATTGCAGGGCTTGCAAACGCAGTTTATCGCCTGCTTGGAAGCAATCGCCGTTGCAGGTGCGAGTTACAGCATCGCTGGGCGCAGCTTCACTCGCGCCAACTTGGGCGAAGTGGCGCAGACGATCAAGGAACTCCAAGCCGCCATTGACAACGCACGGGGAACCAGGGTAAAAAGAGTTGTTACAGCATTCCCGACACAATATCCATGAAGCAAGATTTCATCACTAAAGCACTTGCGGTAGTTTCGCCCAAGGCGGCGATGTCGCGAATGATCTCGCAGGAGAAACTTCGCAACTTCGGGCGATTCGATTCGGCGCTTGACTCCACCCGTCGCGGCATCTCGCGCAATATCAGCGGGGCAGAAGACACCGCAGGCACGGCAGAACGCTACAAACTTATTCGCGCCGCCCGCGATCTCGCAGATAATTTCCCCCCGGTTCGCTCGCTGCTCTTGAAGTTTGCAACCTATGTTTCCGGACGCCTCACCTACCAAGCCCGCACGGGCGACAGGGAAGTTGATGAGCAAGTGGAACGCTACTGGCGCAACTGGTGCCGCAGTTGTGATTTCCTTCGCAAGCATGATTTCGTGACACTCTTGCAGCTTGCAGTGCTTGCGATCCTTCGCGATGGCGATTGCGGGTTCATCATCGTTCGCGACAAGGGCGAGCTAAAATTACAGGCCGTCGAAGCTGATCGCATTGGCTCGCCATACAACCGCTTGATTGATTCGGATACCTACATCGGCGGTATCAATCTTGACGAATATGGCCGACCTTCCAGCTACCAGATATTCGTTCGCACGATCAACAATCAATACGTTTCGCCTACCGATATCCCCGCCGCCGAGTTCATCCACTTGTTCGACGCTACCCGCCTTGATGAATACCGTGGCCGCTCGGCCTTCGCAACCGCGCTCAATGCGGCTCGCGACTTGCAAGAAGCTCTGAAGGCCGAAATCCAAGCGATCAAATATGCTTCGTATCAGACAGGCGTGATCGTCACCGAAAACGGATCTGCCGATGCTGCCGACTACTTCGCCACCAGCAACCAGAACGATCTCGGCCAGACTGAAAAACTTTCCAACATTGATCCCGGTGCGATCAACTATCTCTCTCCCGGCGAGAAGATGGAGATGTTCAAAAGCGATCGCCCAGGCGGAGCGTTCGGCGAGTTCGTTCGTCTCGTTCAATCTCACATTTGCATGAGCGTGGGCCTGCCTTACGGCTTTGCGTTCGATGCCGACAAGAGCGGCCCGATGGCGCGCATGGAAGCTGCGATGGCCGAGCGCACCTTTGCTCGCTGGCGCAGGCTCTTGGAATCACAGTTCCTTGAGCGCATCAAGAACATCGTGCTTCTCGACGCCCAATCTCGCGGCCTGCTTCCCGACAACGAATTCCTTCTTGATGGCCGCTGGTGCTGGCCTGCGAAAGTATCGATTGATTATGGCAGAGAGGCGAATGCCGATATTGCTCTCTGGAAGGCTGGGCTGAAGACTGCAGGGCAAATCTACAGCGAAATGGGCGAAGACTATGAGGAAGCATTCCGCGCTAGGGCGAAGGAAGCGGCGATGATTGTTGATCTCGCTGACGAGATGGATATCCCGCCGCAATACATTTCCGATTCGGTGCCGATGCCAAAGCGTGATGAAGCGCAGCCGATTGATGCGCCACCCGAAATTGTCGCACCCGAAATTGTCGCACCCGAGCCGCAAGTCGAGACATCCGAATTCCAAGCCGATCAAAATAAACCCACCGCAGGCATGATCGAAGAAGCTAAGCGCGGCCTTGAGTGGCGGCGTGAACACGGGCGCGGCGGAACCAATATCGGCGTGGCTCGCGCGCGCAATATCGCCAATGGCGACAATCTTTCAGACGATACCGTTAAAAGAATGCACTCGTATTTTTCACGCCACGAAGTCGATAAGAAAGGCAAAGGCTTTTCTCCGGGCGAAGATGGCTTTCCATCCGCTGGCCGCATCGCTTGGGCGCTCTGGGGCGGGGATGCTGGGCAGACTTGGGCGGCGGCGAAGGTTGAGCAGATCAACCGCAACAAAAAGCTGGAGCGCAAAACCAAGATCACCGCAGACATCAAACGCAACGATCACGGGCAGGCGATCGGCTTTGAGCGCAAGGTTGAGCTTGTGATGCCGACTCCCGAAGGCAAAGAAGAGCAAGAAGATTTCCTTGATCGCTGTATGGCCGATGACACTATGAATGCAGAATATCCAGACGCAAAACAACGCTTCGCGGTTTGCCGCGCGCAATGGGAAGGAGCATCGAAATGATCGCGCAAGGCATCGCACTCGAAGCCAAGCGGCAGTTTTTGGTTGGCATGCACCAACCGAGCGACACCTACAAGATCGCGCTCTACAGCTCCCGCGCACAAGTCGGCCCAGCGACGAAGCACTACACGCCAGAAGGCGAAGTAGCGGGCGCTGGCTACGATCGCGGCGGGTATGTGCTGGCGGGATTCAAAAGCGGCATGGCAGGCGCGAATGCCTTCGTTACCTTCGATGATCTTAAGATCGATCGCGCCACATTTACGGCGCACGGGGCGCTGATCTACAATGCCAGCAAAGAAAACGCTGTGCTTTGCACGCTCAACTTCGGCGCAGATCGGCCTGTGTTCGATGGCGCTTTCGAGTTGAAATTTCCCACGCCCACAGAAAAAAACGCTTTGATCTTACTCGCTTAAAAATATGAACGCCACAAATCCCATCCAAATCGACGGCAAACAATACCCAAAATACTCGCTCAACCTCGCCATCACGGGCAGCTACAAAGCCGACGGATCGCAAGATGCCAGCATCGCTATGCGCCTCGTCCCCACCCGTCTCGTCCCTGCAAGTGACGAATCCCCCGCCTCGGTCGAAACCGCCGACTCCGCAGCCATCGGCCTCCTGCGCGGCCACCTCTCCGAAGTCGCTGACCCTGCCGAGCAAGCCGCCGTCGCCGCGATCCAGACCGCCCTGCAAACCCTCCTCGCCGCGAAAGGACTCTAAGCCATGGCCCTCATCACCAGTGCCGCCACGGGCAATTTCAACGCAGGCGCGACATGGACAGGTGGCGTCGTCCCCGGCGTCGGAGACGAAGCCCGCGCCAGCACCGGCCACACCGTCACTATCACAGCAAATGCCACCTGCGATGAAGTCTCAAACGCAGGCACAGGTATTTTCACGCTCAACGATGGCGTCACGCTCACGGCCAATGTCACCAACAAATCCACCACTACCTCGCGCAACTGCCTTCAATTTACGGCGGCTTCGCCAGCCACCGCGTCTATTGTCGGCAACATTTCGGCTGGCACAGTTAGCGGCGCGACAGGAGTTTTAGTATCGGGAACTGGAACGCTTAATGTTACTGGAAACATTACAGGCGGAAGTGGAGCTTCCGCATATGGCTTAAATAGCGGTGCCGCCAGCAATGTATCAATCACAGGAAACATTACTGGTGGCAGCGCATCTAATTCATTTGCTGTTTTTGCAAATGTTGGGACTTTTACAATTACAGGAAATTCAACAGGTGGAACAGCCACTGGCGCCGCTGGAATCTATTCAAACAGTTCTTCAACGATAACTGTAACAGGAATTGCCACTGGCGGAACTCTTGGTGGAAATTTGGGAGCCGGTGCAGTAAATGCCGGCGCAGGAAACCTAATAGTTAAAAGGGCCGTGGCTAACGATTTTGGCCCCGGAAACACAGTAGGAAGAGTAGCGACGCCTGGGGCATTTAATAATTCCAGCGGAATTCTTCAAGTTGAAGAGTTTGAGTTTGGAACATACGGAATGACGCCAGTGGGAGGCGGGGGCATTCGATTAAAAAAAGTCACTGGCAATTTAGTCACATTCCCCTATGTCGATGCAGGCGCGGCAAAAACTCTGGTGGACGCCACACAGGGCCAAATGCCCGCCGCCACCGATGTCCGCGACGGCGTGAGCTACGCCAGCGGCGCACTCACCGGAAGCTGCAAAGTCCCAGCCGCCGCCTCTGTTGGTTTCGGCGTCCCCGTGGACAACACCACCGGCACCGCTGCGCTCACGCCTGCAAGCGTATGGGATCATTTACTCACCGCCATCACAACAAGCAGCACAATCGGCACGCTCCTAAAAACAAACATTGACGCTACAATCTCAAGCCGCAGCACCGCCACCACCGCAGGCATCGCAGATGCCGTGTGGGATGAAGTTCTTACCGGAGCAACGCACAATGTCAACAGATCGGCGGGGAAGAGACTGCGCCAAATTGCCGACGAGCGTATCATCGCAGATGGACAGACGGTTTCAGCGACTACGAACACAATCACGCTTGAGCCAATCGGCACGCTGTGCGTCGGGCAAACAATCGTTGTCACCGATCAGGATACAAACGACAAGCAGGCGCGATTCATTCTTGCTTTTGATACCGGCACTGACACTGCCACCGTAGATTCCAACTGGTGCGTTGTGCCAACGGCAGGCGACGAGTATTTACTCACCACAGTTCGCGATCCTCTTGTTACGCGGGGAGATCACCCAACTGGAACTGTCGGCGCGGAGATTGATGAAATGTATCTCATCCACGGGCTGAAGACCGGAGACACGCTCACCGTCACTCCAACGAGCCGCACCGCTGGTGCGATCTCGCAAACGATCGGCGGCGACGGCGCAACAACGACCACCGTCTCTCGCGACTGATGACAATTCTTACAAGCCTGCTTATCGCCACGCAGGGCTTGCTGCCAAGCCCAACGCCACTCTCGATCGGCTCGCAGGGATTGCTTCAAACCGGCGCACCGCCACCGCCGGCCATTGCGCCGCGCGATCTGCCTGGTGGCCTATATCGCGAGCGCCAGCGAGTCGTTGTCGAGATCAAGCGCGGCGTTACCGGCAAGCTCAAAGTCGGCTCGCTGCAGGTTCAAATTTCCAGCGCGGTCGCTGTGTATGGTGTGCAGGCATCACCAGCAATCGGTCCGGTGGCGCTTTCCATCTCCGCGCAAGTTCCGGTGACGGGCATAGCAACCAACATCTCGGCCAATCGCATCAAGCCAGAAATCTCAACATCGTTTGAGATCGTCGGTTGCCGCGAAGAAAACGAGTTGGAAATCTTGATGCTCGCGCAGGCCGCTTTGGAAGAATTTTACCTTGAAGATATCGTTAATCGATACAAAGATTGATCTTGCCGGTGGAGCATCGAGGGCGGTGCGCCACTAAGTCGTGGCTTGGGGCGGGCAATAAGCATCCGTATGGGTGGCTGAAACCCTTACCCGACTGAAATAGATTCGGGGAAGCGCATCGAGCAACCGAGCGACCTGGACTCCATCGGTCCTTTTCTTTTGACACTCGCGCCTTCGCATGAGCGACATCATCGAAGGCGTGTCAGTGATCAGCGTAGGCGAAGCCAAGGGCCATGGGCTTTTTGTTGATGCCCAAACCTTGCGCGAAGTCAAAGCATGCGCTGAAACCTATGCCGGCGGCGTCAAGGTCAATCTCGACCACGGCGCAGGAATCAAGGACATCGTTGGATTTTGCGACAACTTTCGCATCATAGGCGAAAAACTCGTCGCTGATCTAAACCTTCTCCAGAACGCCGAGCGCAAGGAATATGTGTTGGAGATTGCCGAGAAGCTCCCAGATACCTTCGGCATTTCAATCGCTTTCAGCGGCCCTGTGCGCGAGGTTAATGGCAAGCGATTCGCAAGCTGCGAAGAACTTTACAGCGCCGATCTTGTTCAAACTCCTGCCGCCAATCCCACCGGATTGTTCTCTTTCGAGGCAAAACCAGTTGACAAATTTTCCACGAATATGGAAGACGCGAAAATCGAAATCGAACCCAAGGAGGACGAGATCAGCATCGCTGACATCGTTTCCCGCCTCGCTGCCCTTGAAGCCGCTTTTGGCGATTACAAGAAGAAAATGGAAGAGAAGCCCGAAGAGCAAATGGCCGAAGAGCCGAAGGTTGAAGATTCCGAGATGTCCAAACTCTCCGCCAAGCTCGACACCATCATCTCTAACTTCGGGGCCGCTCCCATGAAGGCCAGCGCTGCCGCTGAAGAGAAGCCTGTTGAGAAGTTCGATCTCAAGGCGCTCATCGAATCCAAGACTGCCGAACTCGGCAGCAAAACCGCCGCGATCAAATTCGCGATGACCAATCATCCCGCCGAATACATCGCCCTTCGCGATTCCAACCAACTCTCCAATCTCTAATCATCATGGCTACACAAATCGACAATACATTCCGTTCGTTCTCCTTCGCGAGTGCGATTTCGGCAAATACGCTGGTGCGCGTCTCCGGCGACAATGCAGCCGCCGCGCTCGTCACTGCGAGTGAGGCAATCGGCGTTGTTCAAGAAGATGTTTCTGCTACCGGCGTCGGCAGCGTGAAACTTTTCAGCCCAACCCAATTCGGCTTGGTCTCTCCCGGTCCCGTGACTGCGGGACTCAATGTTTTCGCCACCACTGGCGGCGTCATTGTTGGCACGCTTGTTACATCGGCTCTCACCCTTGGCACCGCGATCAATAGCGGCGCAACCGGTGACGTGATCGAATACGCTCCCAAGCTCTAATTTTTAAGGAACCAAAACCATGGCACTAACAACCACCACCATCCGAGGCGACATTGCCCAGGCCGTTTTTGAGGGCCGCAGCAACAAGCAAAACCTTTTCATCGGCGCAGAAGTCATGCCGATCTACGTAGCTGACGTGAAGAGCGGCGAATATCTCAAGATCAATCTTGGGCAGTCCGAAGCCCTCAACGACGATGCCACGAAGATCGCCGCTGGCAGCGCCTATCCCCGCGTGTCCCGCAAATTTGTCTCTGACACTTTTGCCGCCACGGAATACGGCCTTGAGGAAATCCTTCCTGATGCCACGCAGCGCGACTTGGCTCGCTTCCTCGATGTCGAGGTTGCCGTTGCCGACATGCTGCTCTCGCAAATTCAGATCGGCCACGAAGCCCGTGTCGCCGCGCTCACCTATGCCGCGAATGGCTTGACTGCCATCTCTGGCACTGGCTCGACTGCCGCTTACACCGAGGCAAATATCACCACATTCGACCTTCCCGCCGATGTGGCCGCTGGCAAGTTGGAACTCGCCAAGTATGGCGTCCTTCCCAACACGCTCATCATGAGCGCCACCCTTTTCGAGCGCGTTCGCCGCAGCACGAAAGTCCAGAACCAAATGTTCGGCGTCGTTGCCACCAACAGCACCCGCTTGCTCTCCGAGCAGGAAGTTGCCCAGGCCGTCGGCGTGGACAAGGTTCTCGTTGGCCGCGCTCCCAAGAACTCCGCGAAGAAAGGCCAAGCCTATAGCGGATCGTTTGTGTGGAACGACACCTATCTGGCCTTGGCCTATACTTCCGGTGGCGAGTTCGCCGCTGGTGGATTTGGCCGCTCGATCCTGTGGGGCGCTGATTCCCCGGTTCCCTTCGTGGCGGAAACCTACCGCGACGAAGCCCGCCGCAGCAATGTTCTCCGCGTTCGTCAGCATGTGGCCGAGAAGGTTGTTGACGGAAGCTCGATCATCCGCATCACGACTGGTCTGTAATCCCCAAGCAGACTCGTTGGCAAACAAAGCCCGCCCTTGCAAGAGGGCGGGTTTTTTGTTTTATTGACAAGCCAACCCTTTTAGACATGAACCAAAAAAAGAAACTGGTCGCTGCATTCATTGCAGGGAACGAAGAAGAACGCATCGCTCGATGCGTTGAGAGCTACAAGAAAATCTGCGACGAGATCGTTGTCGTTCGCGCCATCGGATCACTTAAGCCAGATCGCACTCTCGACATTGCCAAGGAGATTGGATGCGTCACCGCTGAATACAGCAACTCGCCGCTCTGCGCCGATTGGCTGCATTTGGACAACTTCGCCAACGCTCGCAATCAAGCGTTCGCTCTTGCCTATGATCTTACAGGCGAAGATGGCTGGGTGATGTGGGCTGATGTTGATGACATCCTGCCGGAATCCCAAGTCGAGCCACACCTGAAGGCGCTGACAGAATGCCCAGAAGATTGCGATTGGATTCTTACCGACTATGTGATCCCCGAACAACACAAGCGTGCGCCACGGG